GGAACGGCGGCGCTGTCTGCGATTAGCGAATCTGTTATTGATGGTTTGACCTCAGTAAACGCTACTGGCTATACAGATACGTTTAGCGTTTCTCCAAGGGTTATGGATATTACAGGGCCAAGCCCTGTTGAGCTAGAGGACAGAGCGCATTTTCTAGGTCTTATTTCTTGTCAATTTACTGCAGTCGTGTAGTATATTGATCGAAACGATATTGATTTATGCGTGCCAGCGAACTGCTTCGGAATAAGTTTGGCGTTAGCCAGCTTTATAAGTACGAAGTCAAGGAAGGCGACGAGGTAGTGCTTGAGGTGTTTTGGCACCCGCTCACCATCGAAGAACGCGAATCGATTCAAACAAAAATTGACGCCAATGAAAGCAGGGATTTTGCTTTGGGTTTAATGATTGAAAAAGCGCTGGACGAAGACGGTCGGCGGATGTTCCAGGATGGAGAGGTGGCCATTCTGAGAAGGACTGTAGCCGCTTCTATCCTCCAAGAAATTCAGCTTGCCATGCTGAACTCTGGAACGGAGCACAAGGTGGAGGAAGCGAAAGCAGACCTCAAAAGCAAGTAGCGACTGGTATTTTATTTTCTTCTTGGCAAAGGAGCTGGGCATGACGGTTGCTCAGCTTTCGCGCGATTTGACGCAAGAAGAGCTGGTCGGTTGGGCTGCTTACTTCGAGCTGCATAACGAGCAGCAGGAAAAAGCGATCCAGAACGCTAAGACAGGCAGAGGAGCGCGAACGATGGGAGGGCGGTAGACTGGAGCGCAAGGCTCTACGTGTTTCGCTGTGGCTAATTATTACGTAGACATTGAATTGGCGTTTAGGGGTCAGCAGCGCCTAAATCAAGTAAAAGATTCGCTTTCGAAGATAAATCAATTAACTCAAAATTTAAAACCTTTAAATTTACTCGCACCAGGCGGTGGAAAACTGGCTGATCAGGTTAGAAAGGCCATGGGGCCGTTAAAAGATTTTGCAAGAGAAGCCCAAAATAGCACTAAAAAATATTCAAGCACTTTAGCGGGAGCTACTTCTCAGGCCCGGACATTTGAAACGGTTTTAAAAAATGTCAAAGTTGCTGCTGGTGGTTACTCAAGACAGGTTTCAGAGGTCAAAGGATTTGCAGATGCTTTTGCTCAGGCTAGTGCCCAAGCAGAGCGCCTTAATAGAAATTTAGACAAGTTAAAGCAAGATGCTTTTCAAAGAGCAGGACTCCCTATCGGTCCAGCATCACAGCTGGGCACACTTGAGGCTGATCTAGGGAGAATAGAGTTTCAAAAAAGGAAAAGAGAGCAATACAGACGCCCTATAGGTCCGGCACGCCCAGAAAGTAAATCGCGCCGGCGCGGGGGTGGATTTTTACAAAGCAGGCTTGCCCAAAACTTAGCTCTTGGCGGCGGCTTCCCGCTGTTGTTTGGCGGTGGAGCGGGCTCAATTTTAGGTGGCTTGGCAGGTAGCGCAGGCGGCTTTGGCGGTCAAATTCTTGGCAGTGCTCTTGGCCAGCAAATTGACAAACTGGCTGAAAGCTCTATAAGAACAGGGCGAGCGCTTAATAACGCAACCGATCAACTAGACGAACTTGTTAATTCACTAGGCGCACTAGGATCAAAGCTTTCTACAGACTTAAGTGTACTTCAAAGTTTAGGGCTAGGGAGTGTCGCTGGAGCAGCAGGTGTTGAAGCATTTAATGTTTCCGTAGGTGCCAGCAGAGCAAAGGCATTTAAAGATGTAGGCAAAGCTTCTAAGGAGTTTGAAAACGGTATAGCAAAATTAGGCACAGCTATAAATGGGCTTGTTGCTGGTCCCTGGGCAGCATTTTTACGTGCTGTAGGCAATTTGGCGGCGTCTATATCCGGTATAAAACCTCAAGCTGAGCTAGAAAGCAGATTAACTCAATTAAGATCAGATCTTGCATCTGTGCCAACCGGTAGAAAAGGTAGAGAAGGTGCTTCTGACAACAGAACAAGAAATAGAATAGGACTAGAAATACTTAAACTTGAAGAACAATTAAGTGTAGTTACTGCAGAAACTTTAGACACAAATCGACTAATAACAGACGAGATAGACAGACAGGTAACAGCAGCTAAGCAGGTTACAGCTGCTGTTGAGGGAGAACTTACAAATAGAAGAGACGTTCAAGCAGCTGTGCAAGGTCAAGTGGCTGTGCTACAAGCCACCAACGAGCTGAAAAAAATACAATTAAATCTAGACAATGAGAGCAATGAAGCAAAAAAAGCGCAGCTGAAACTTGACAAAAAGTTGGCCGAGGAAGCTGAAAAACAGGCTAAGGCAGCAAAGAGGAATGCAGTAGAGCAGGCACGTCGTCAAATTGAGCGGGACAAATTAGCAGCCAAAGTTCGTGATAGCAGGGCTGTTGCAGGGGCAATGGGAATGCAAGCGGAAGTTGAACAAATACGGGATGGCACATTAGCTTCCCAAGAAAGAGCACTAGTTCTTTACAAAAATCAAAGAAGCATACAAAGAAAAATTCTTATTGATCAACAAAAACTTGAAGAAAAATACGTAATAGAAGCCGACCTTAAAGAAAAACTAATTGAAGCGCAGGAAAAAGAACTTCGGTTATTCGATAAAGCAACTGATTTACAGATAGATAAGAAAGAAGCTGCTAATTTTGAAAGAAAAGACCGTCAAAAAGCTGTTGAGCAAGCGAGAGCTTTATTAACTTTAGAAGCAGAAATAAACGCAGAAAGGTTAAAACGAGCTACCGATCCAGCGTATATGCTGAGCTTTGCTGCAGAGGGACTTGGATTTTTCTCTGAAAGTGCAAAACTTGAAGCCGATCAAATAGCAGACCGTGCAGCTCAACTAGAAACGTACAACGAGCGGCTGGCAAGCTTGAAGCAGCGTTTGGCTGAAGCTAACGAAGTTGGCTCTGGTGCAAGTGGAGACCTTAAATTTAATTTAGGCCAGGATATAAAACAGCTTGAAATTGTACGCGACAATTTTGAGCGTTTACAGCCTGAAATCGACCAAGCAGCGCTGGCACAGGCACGATTTAACGACGCGCTTGCAATAACGACACCGCTAACAGACTCACTGTTTAGCAGTCTTGTAGCCGTTGTTGATGGAACGAAGACAGCAGAGGAAGCCTTCGCTGATTTCTTGAGGAGTATCGCAGATCTACTGTTGCAGACAGCGCAACAGATGATTGCCCAATACATTGCTTTGGGCATTGCGCGTCAGTTCGCCGGCATCCCTGGAGGCTACGGCCTGCCAGGGGGCGGGATGCCTTTTGGTGGTTCAGGCGCTGCTCCTGCAGGATTAAACACTTCCAGCCTGACAGGTTTCTTTAATCCAAGTGCATTTACAGGCAGAGCTAACGGCGGCTCAGTTTCTGGCGGCCAGCCTTACTTGGTTGGAGAGCGTGGTCCTGAGTTGTTCGTTCCAGGGGCTCAAGGCAACATTGTCCCGAACAATGCGATGGGAGGCGTAAACGTAGGTACGATCAACATATCCGTTGAGAACACCGGAGAGCAGTTGTCACCGCGAGCCCAAAAGCAGTTGGCAGGCCAAGTAAAAGGCATTGTTCTTGGTACGCTTGCTAATGAAAGACGTAGCGGAGGGATCTTGTAGTGACCTATATCGCCTTTAATGACATACCGCTGTCTCAGTCTTTGACTCAAAAGCGTTCACAGCGCGTCCAGCGGGCACAGTTTGGGGATGGTTACAGCCAGGTTTTGACTGATGGGCTTAACGCTGAGCAAGAGACTTGGGACTGTCGAACCATCCCTTTGACGTTTGCAGAAATTAATTCTCTAGAAAGTTTTCTGCTAGAACAAAAAGGCCAGCCAATTGTTTGGACCCCTCCTTACAGCACTAAAACATTTTCAAAGCCTTTTTCTAGTGGTGTTTTGCGTCTTGGATACACAAACATAAGCTCTTTAGTGCTGACTGGATACACCAGGCCATCGAACTATACGGCTAATTTATTGACAGGCCTGCTTGAGTCTGTTGACATTCCAAATGGTACAAACATCCCAATAACTTTAACTCTGGCTGCAAAAAACTTTTTGCTTGCAGAAGGTTGGCAAATTAGTACGATTGATTCTGCTTATGCTGTTTTGTCGTTTTCTTTGGTGAGGATCTACATATGACTCAGTCTCCTCCAACCGCTGAAACTTTTAAGACTGAGCTGCCTCAGGTAATTGATTTATTCACGCTTGACATTTCGCCAATTTTGCCGCCAGCTTCTTCAGACCAAAGTATTTACAGGTTTGCAAACTGGTCTCAAGTAAATGGGCAAGACGTTGTTTACAAGACAAACACCTATACAGCTCTTCCGCTAGAGGCAGACGGATTTGAGCTAAACACTTCAGGTCAGCTTGCGCGGCCAACATTGAATTTTGCGAATGTAGGGCTTGGCATTACTGCTTTAACTAACACTTACGATGATTTGGTAGGCGCTACGGTTCAACGCATTAGGACTTTGTCGACCTACTTGGATGGCGAGCCAGGCGCAGACCCCGATGCTTTTTGGGGGCCTGATGAGTGGGTCGTTGAGCAAAAAAGCAATGAAAACAAGCTTGTGGTGGCTTTTCAGCTAGCAATACCTTTTGACCTTGAGGGCAGAGCATTGCCTGGCAGAAGATTGCTCAGAGAGCAGTGTCAGTGGATTTATAAAAGCGATATTGGTTGCGGCTATTCAGGCAGCAATTTCTTTGACGCTAATGATCGACCTGCTGCGCCAGGCAAGGATGTTTGTGGCAAGCGTTTGACAAGTTGCAAGCTACGATTTGGCAATACCTCAAGGCTGCCTTTTGGCGGCTTCCCCGGACTAACCGACTCAGTGGGCTGATTATGCTTTCTTCTTTTGCAAACCCAACGAATAGCAGCCAGCAATCCAAGATTCGCCAGTGTGCAGAGGCCGCTCATCCAGCAGAAGCCTGCGGGTTTATCTTGAAAAATGAAGAGGTTGTTGAATGCAGCAACATTTCAACAGAAGAGAATACTTTTAAGATAAGCGCAGAAGAAACAGCTCGTTACTTAGACGACGCAAAAGCTTCTTGGCATAGTCACGCTGATTACGCCAAGGTGAGTTTTGCAGATATTAACGCATCAAAAGCACTGAATTTGCCATATGCAGTTTTTAACTGTGCAGGTACGGAGCATTTTTATTTTGACCCAAGCCAAGGGGCGGGCTTGCTTGGCCGACCATGGCTTTATGGAGGGTACGATTGTTATTCAGCAGTGCGAGATTGGTACAGTCAGGAGATGGGCGTTGAGATGAAAGATTATGAGCGTTTATATGAGGGAGAATGGACTCAAAGAGGGTTTACACACTTCGAGGATAATTTTAAGGCCGAAGGCTTTACCAGAATCCCGCCTCATTGGCCTTTGGAACGGGGGGACGTTTTATTAATGAAAATCAAAAATGACCATGTCTGCAATCATGTTGCAGTGATAGAAGACCCAGATGCCAACCAGATTTATCAGCATTTGGTCGACCGCGAATCAGGCATTATGACTTTTGGCAGTTATTTCCGCGATAATACGGCCATGGCCGTTCGCCGTATTACCTAATGGTTACGATCCGATTGGTGGGGGAAGCTGGGCGAAGGTTTGGTCGCAGGTTCCAGCTGGCTATTAAGACGCCAGCAGAGGCGTTACGGGCGTTGATGGTTCAGATCCCTGGCCTGCGTGAGTATTTGCTTCAGTCAGGCGAGCAAGGCATCAATTGGAAGGTCATTACCGATTACTCGCCAGGGGGCATCGAAGAAGAGCAATTGCTATGGCCTGTCAGCAAAAAGCTCGTACTTGCACCAGTCCCTGTGGGCAAAGGTGCGGTTGGAAAGATTATTGCTGGGGTGGCATTAGTTGCTGCTGCGATTGTCTTTGCCCCGGCTGGACTTGGATTTTTGGGCTTAGGCTCTGGTCTAGCTGGGGGCTTTTTGGGCACAACAGGCTCAGCAATTGTTGGAACGATTGGCGTTTCTTTGCTGTTTGGCGGCGTTGCTGAGCTTCTGACGCCTACTCCAAAGCTCCCATCGGTGAAGGGGAATAGCCTTGGCGGAGCTTCTACCACGGGCCGCAGTCTAGAAGAGCAATTAAATTCTTTTACCTTTGATAAGTCAAACGCCAATACCGTTCAAGGCGAGTGCGTGCCCGTCCTATATGGCGAACGTATCATTGGTGCATTACCTGTCCTCTCGTTTGGACTTGAACTTCAAAACTTCTTGTGATGGACAGTGAAACTCAAGCAACAGAAGTAGAAGTCAGTGGCGCTGGCGGTGGAGGCGGTGGGCGTTCACAGCCTAAGACTGTCGTCAACCAGACAATTATCCAAGCTCCTGAGGCACGCCAGCCAGTAGAGGCAGCCAATAATCTTTTCTCAGTCGCATTCGCTAAGACCGTATACGCCCTATCAGAGGGTGAGGTGGAGGGGTTCCCAAATGGACTCGAAAAAGATGTATACCTTGATGGCGTCCCAATTCGCAACCCGGACGGCTCTAAAAATTTCGAGGGATTTACGCTTGATTCTCGCGACGGTGACGATGCAACTCAAACGCCAATTCCAGGGTTTAGCCAAGTTGAAAATGCAGTTGGGGTCAACGTTCCGATTACTCGGGCCACTGGAGCAATCACTAGATCAATAACAGACACAGACATTGAAAGGGCTAGAGTCATAATTTCACACCCCGCGCTTCAAAGGCAGAATCCAGATAACGGTGACATCAAAGGAACTTCCGTCTCTTACAGGATTCAAGTTAATTCAAACGGTGGAGCGTATACAACTGTTTCCCAGCCAACTGTTTCGGGTAAATCAAACAGTGAATTTCAAAGGGCTTATGAATTTAACCTGCCAGGCACAGGCCCTTGGAATATTAGAGTCAGCAGATTAACTGCTGATAGCACATCTAACTTTATTGCAAATAGCATTACTTGGCAAAGCTATGTTGAAATTATTGACGAAAAACTTGCTTATCCAAATACGGCTTGTGTTGCAATAAAGATTGACGCTAGGCAGTTTAATACTATCCCAGATTTATCTGTAAAGCTTAGAGGAAAACGGGTCCAAGTACCTACAAATTACAATACCACCACTCGGACGTACAGCGGCCTTTGGGACGGCACGTTCAAAATGGCGTGGACTGATAATCCTGCTTGGATTTTTAGAGATATTGTCATAAACCCAAGGTTTGGGGTAAGGCGGTATATCAATTCAATCACTATTGACCCTTGGTATCTTTACACAGTTAGCCAGTATTGCGATGAACTTGTGCCTAATGGAGCAGGCGGCACAGAACCTAGATTTACGTGCAATGTCTACCTTCAAAACCCAGGCAGTGTTTACAGCGTATTAAATGCTTTAGCCTCTTGTTTCCGTGGATTAATTTATTACAGCGAAGGCGAACTTTACGTCACGCAGGATCGTCTTGAAGATCCAGTGCAGTTGTTTAGCGAAGCAAATGTTATTCAAGAAGTTGCAGAAGATGGTCGGATAGCTTCTCCTTGCTTTAACTACACAGGCTCAGCTCTTTCGGCGCGTAAAACTGTTGTTCTCGCAAATTGGGACGACCCAAATCAGGCTTACAGCGCGGTCACTGAATATCAACAAGACGATGAGCTGTTAGCCAAGCTTGGCTATAACCCTGTTGATCTCCGCTTGGTTGGAGTTACTTCTCGCGGACAGGCTTTAAGGGCAGCAAAGCATACATTGTTTAGTGACAGGTACGAAACAGAAAAAGTAAGTTTTCGGATAGGAGCTGAAGGCTTGGCCGCTGGTGTCGGAGAAGTTATAAAAATTGCTGATCCGCTAAAACAAGGACAACGCTTAGGTGGAAGGATCAAAGAGATCGATGGGAACGTGGTGACCCTTGACGCTGTCCTTAATTTAGTAGATGGGGTTAGCTATACTTTGACGATTGTTTTGCCTGACGGCGAAACAGTTACTAACGGAGACGGTTCAACTAGCCATAGGCCAAAGTTGCACGTTTTTAACGTAAACAAAGCTTCTGAAGTAAACCAAGAAACTCAAGATATAAGGATTGAAAGGCAAGCTACAACAGACGACTTGCTGGCCCAAGACGGCGACAATTTGGTGGCAACTATCGCCACTACCACTGGCCTGAA